CGCGCCGCCATCTCCGGCGAAGTACATCTCCATCTTCGCGATCCCTTCGGGGATCCTGTCGAGGATATGCCGGTTCGTGTCAAACATCCAATAAATGACGCCCTGCGGGATCGTCCGCTCCCCGAGCCAGTCACGCTTCCAGAGAAACGTCGACTTGCTGCAGGCAGTCTTTATCTCTTCCAGCCGCTGCGGCGTGAGGACCGGGTTGTCCTGGCACGTCCAGTGCATGAAGCGGCAGTCCTGCACCTGCAGGACTTCCTTGATCACGGGATCCTGCGGCGCCGGCGGGTTGCAGTCGGCGATGTGCCAGCGGTCCTTCGCCGCGTAGGTACGGCGCAGGCACTCCTGGATCATCGTCAGGTGCAGCAGGTTGATCTCGCAGAAATAAACGGACCCGAGGCTCATGCCGGTGATGCTCTTGTGGCTGTCCGCCTTGCCGCCGCCCTTCCAGTAGACCTTCCGCACGTTCCGCTCGCTTCCGAAGCGGCTCGGCGGCAGCGTGATCAGCAAGTGCGCGCCCTCGTCATCGTGCGAGGGCTTGACGTAGCCCGCGAAGTTATGGATGAGGCCGAAGCCGTCGCCGTCGATGATGAGCCGGTACGCCTGCTCCGCGCTGTAGGCGGTGACGAGGTGGTTCGTGTCCCTGCAGCCGATCAGGTGCCGGGTGAAGCGCGCCGTCGCTGCTGTAGTCTTGCCGGATCTCGGTGTGCCTTCCATCCAGTCGAGCGTATGGTCGAAGGGTGCGGTGATCAGCTCGCGCTGCTTCGGGCTCCATATGATCGAGGCGCTCATGCCTTGCCCCTCTCGAGCTCGATCAGGGACTCCAGGACGCCGTTCGACGGTGTGAGCGTCAGGTCGTTCTTCTCGCGCCACTGGTCCGGCTTCCGGTTCTTCAGCCAGAAGATCTGCGCCGTCACTTGCGGCGGCACGTGGATCTCTTCCTCAACGGCCACCCAGCGCTCGACCTCGCGGACCTTCCTGCCGGTCTCCGGATCGTATTCTACGTCCCGAACTTTGACCGGCTTCCGTATCGTTTGCGTGTAGCCGATCGCGCTCTTGAAGAGGGCGTTCTCGACCTCACGGTCGACGACCTCCTTCCCTTTGCGCAGCGCTTCAGCTATCGCGGGGAACTGGTTCTTCCAGTCCTTCAGAGACGTATAGGAGACGCCCATGTTGCGAGCGATCTGTTTATCAATCAGGCCGTCCCGCGCCCAGCCGGTGATCTTCAGCAGGCCCTCTTCGGTCAGCCATCGATCGTATTTTCTGGACACGAGGCACCTCCAGGCATTAAAAGAGGCCCGGGAAAGGTCCGGGCCCTGAGTAAGGGGAAATACGAGAGCGACGAGGCGGGCCTCACTCCCTCCTCGTCGTTCCGATCCACTATAGATAATAACACGGCGGGCTTATGAACTTTATGCACACTTTTCGGAAAGATGCACGACCGCCCGGTGCTTTGCCTTGAACACGCCGCGGATCGAGTAGTGCACGATCTCCGCCACCTTCCGCGCTGGAAGCCGCCCCACGTAGAAGGCGAGCAGGATGATCTGTTCTGTGTCGCTCTCGAGCTGTGTGACTGCGTCATTGACCGCGATGATCTGCTGTGCCTTCAGGTCGCGCAGGTCGATGATCTCCCGCTCCAGGTCGGCGACCTTCGCGCCGATCTCGCTCATGCGGTCAGACGGCGAGCTCTGCACCTTGTCGAGGTCGTAGCGGATGCCAGCCGGCAGCAGGCAGCTCTGCAGCTCGTCGTGCTGCAGCTGCTTCTTCACGATCTCCGCTTCGGTCCTCCGGATGCTGTCCAAAAAGGCGTATGCTTCAGAGATCGTCATCGTCATCCCTCCCTGCCATAAAGAGCAGCGCAGCGATAAAAACACCGCACCACCCGCCAATAAGGAACCAAAAAAGATTATGCAGCATACTTTACCTCCCTAAACTCTGAACGATTGCTCTCTCTCCCTCTGATAGCTCCCAACGATGAGCGGCGGCTCGTTCGGCGGCGGCTCGTTCGGCGGCGGCTCGTTCGCTGAGCAGGTAGCCCTTCCCATAGATCGCCTTCCCGAACTCCTTCTGGGCGTCGAGCGCGCTGACCTGCATGCTCTCCGCGACAGAGACCCGGAAGTCGATGTCGTAATGGCTCCAGCGCGCGAGCATCGGCGCGGTGATGACCTCGTCCGGGTAGCTGTACTTCGGCAGCTCCTTGTGCATCTCCTGTCTCACGGCGTCGCTCGCCTCCTGCACCGCCTTGTACAGTGTCGGCGCGGTCCGGGTCCTGATCTGAGGGTCTTCGAGGTTCGTCAGGAAC